TACGGCATTTGATCTACACCGAAAGCTGACTGAAGAGGAAGGATTTGATCCTAAATCAGACGAATATTATGCTGAAATTGATAAGAGAATAAGACTTGAATTTCCGCAGAAATTTGATAACAATGAGTCATCAAAGGTTGAAACGGCTAAGCCTGTACAACAAGTAGCTTCAGCGAAGCGAAGTACAAACCAAAGTCGCAAAACTGTGAGACTCACATCGTCTCAGGTAGCAATCGCTAAAAAATTAGGTGTGCCACTTGAAGATTATGCAAAACAATTAAAACTAATCACGAAGGAGTAAAGCATATGAGTAATGAAAACGAAAAAAGAACTTCTCGTGCGAGTCAGACTAGAGAAAAAGAAACTCGAAAAAAAGTTTGGACTCCACCGTCATCTTTAGATGCACCACCTGCGCCAACAGGTTTTAGGCATAGATGGGTACGAGCAGAAAGTCTTGGTTTTAATGATACGAAAAACGTATCAGGTAGAATCAGACAAGGATACGAACTGGTAAGAGCCGATGAGTATCCAGACGCAGAATATCCGATTGTCGAAGACGGCAAATACGCAGGAGTGATCGGAGTTGGTGGCCTTGTGCTGACAAGGGTACCGGAAGAGGTCGCAAAGCAAAGACAAGACTACTATGCTAAACAAGGCATGGAACAAGTTGAAGCTTTAGACAACGATCTTATGAAGGAACAGCATCAGAGTATGCCTATCAATATTGACAGGCAATCTCGTGTAACTTTCGGTGGTTCGAAGAAAAGTTAATTTTTTAACGATTCCAAAACCCCCGGATAAACTAAACTTTACTTAAGGAGTAAAAAACTATGGCAAACAAAGACGCTGCTTTCGGATTGAAAGCAATCGGAAAAGTTGGTCAGAATAGAGACGCTCAAGGTTTATCCGAGTACCAAATCGCTGCAAGTTCAGCTGCGATCTATCAAAATGATCCAGTTGAAATGGCAACTACAGGTTATATTACTGTAGCTGCGGCAACAGATGTGTTACTAGGTTCACTTAACGGTGTATTCTATACTGATGCTTCTACAAGCAAACCAACATGGGCGAACCATTTGGCGGCATCAAATACTGCAACTGACATTGTCGGTTTCGTAGCTGATGACCCTTACCAAAGGTTCGAGATACAAAGTGCTGGAACTCCAGCTAGAACGGACATCGGTGCTTGCGCTGATATCGTTTATGCAGCTGGTGCAGCTCCAAACTATGTATCAAAAACTGAAATCAACGGAACAACTTCATCTACAACTGCACAGTTGAAGATTTTAGGTGTTTCTAATGATCCAGAGAACAATGAACTAGGTTCTGCGAATGCTAACTTAATCGTTACAATCAACGAACACTTCATTAAACAAACAGCAGGCATATAATAGGAGGATATTACTATGGCCATTTCTAGAGGACAACTAGTCAAAGAACTAGAGCCAGGTTTGAATGCCCTATTCGGCCTGGAGTATAAACAGTATGAAAATCAACATGCTGAAATTTATACAACAGAATCTTCAGACAGAGCGTTTGAAGAGGAAGTAATGTTATCAGGATTTGCTCAAGCACAAGTTAAAGCTGAGGGATCTGGCGTATCTTTTGACAATGCTCAAGAGACTTTCACAGCTAGATACACTCACGAAACTGTGGCTTTAGCGTTCTCGATCACAGAAGAAGCTATTGAAGATAACTTGTATGACAGACTCGCGTCTAGATATACAAAAGCGTTAGCACGTTCAATGGCACAAACAAAACAAGTGAAAGCGGTTAACCCTTTAATTCAAGGTTTACCAACTACTGACAATTATGATTCAGGCGACGGTGTTTCTTTATTTAACACTGCTCACCCAACAATTGCTGGTACTTTTGCTAACACGTTGGCTACTCAAGCGGACTTAAACGAAACTTCATTAGAACAGTCGTTAATTGATATTGCGGCAATGACTGATGAAAGAGGTTTAAAAATCGCTGCCAGAGGATTGAAAATGATCATTCCAAGTGAACTACAATTCACAGCGGAGAGATTAATGAAATCAGCTGGTCAAACAGGTGGTAACAACAACGATGTGAATGCAATCGTTTCAAAAGGAATGATCCCACAAGGTTACGTGGTGAACAATTTCTTAACTGACACAGACGCGTTCTACATCACTACTGATGTGCCAAATGGTATGAAATACTTCCAAAGAGCAGCAATTAAAACTGCTATGGAAGGTGACTTTGATACTGGCAACGTAAGATACAAAGCTAGAGAAAGATACTCTTTCGGAGTTTCTGACCCTAGAGGTATCTTCGGTGTTGAAGGTGCTTAATATCTAATTGATATTATAGTATTTTTAATTTGAGAGGGCCCATTGATTGGGCCCTTTCTTTTTGATAGAAAGGACGAACCATGACAGGAAAATATAAAATACAAATCTTCACAAAAGAGTGGCAGACTAAGTTTGAAATGGAGACTTCAAGTTCCATGATTACGACTGCTCAAGTGCATAAAGAAATCATTGACTATCTAGGAAAAAACGATATAAAATGGGAGCCAAACAAACTTAAGTATAATGGAAAAAATAAATTCTATATTACTTACGAGGAGGTTTACGATGGCTCAAGACAACATGGTGTTGTTCGCGAAGAAACTGAAACTCGAGTCTAAATGGAACGAGATGTTTCTGGAAAATGGCGGAATGGTAACACCCGAAATGTCAGTTCTGGGAGATGAGATCAAGACTGTAATCAGATCTATCTTGAAGAACCAAGAGAGTCCTAGAAATGCTTTAGATGGTGAAAATCATCTTTACGCTAGCTAACTAGGACAATAACTCTTTAAAAAAGCGGTTACGCTCATAAGGAGTTCTTGCACTTCTCTATAAAGTTCTATATAAAATCATAAGCTTAATTAATTAAGGAGAACAAATATGTCTTTTAAATCAGATGTAAAAGCGATCAGAAAAACAGCAACCGGTGCTGTATTTGCTGGCAGAACTAGATTAAGAGGAATCATTGTTGCTTCAGATGGAGCGGGTGCAGGTCAAATTACTCTACAAGATAATACAGATAGCACAACTTTATTTGATTGTGATATACCTAACGGTGATGTTTTCTCATTTAACATTCCTGAAGATGGAGTTTTATTTCCTGGTGGAATGAAAATTTCAGCTTTAACAAACATAGATTCAGTTACTATATTGTTAGATAAGTAGGAGGTTAGATGGCTAACACTACTTCAGGCACAGCAACTTTTGAAAAAGGTTTTACGATTGCAGATATAACCGAAGAAGCTTATGAAAGAATAGGTATTCAAGGTGTATCTGGTTATCAATTAAAATCTGCTCGAAGATCTTTGAACATTCTTTTTCAAGAATGGGCAAACAGAGGTTTACACTACTGGGAAGTTAGAAATAATTCTATCACTCTTGTTGATGGTCAATCAACTTATACGATGTACAGATCAACAGATGATGGAACTTCTGATGCAACGGCTGTGTATGGAGTTGATGATGTTTTAGAAGCAAGTTACAGAAACTCTTCTAATGTAGATACACCACTTACAAAAATTAATAGATCAACTTATCAAGCGCTATCAAATAAAACATCTGAAGGACAGCCTACACAATATTTTGTAGAACGATTTATTGATAAAATTACCATCACTTTATATCTAACACCTGGCTCATCAGAAGCAGGCAATACAATTAATTACTACTACGTAAAAAGAATTGAAGATGCAGGTGCATATACAAACGATGCAGATGTACCTTACAGATTTGTTCCTTGTATGTGTGCAGGACTTGCTTACAATCTTGCAGTTAAACATGCACCACAAAGAGTTCAAGAATTAAAATTATTATACGAAGATGAATTAAACAGAGCATTGACTGAAGATGGTTCTTCATCAAGTTCTTACATAACTCCAAAAACTTATTATCCAAATGTCTAATTTATCAAAAGGAAAATACGCACAAGCAATATCAGATAGATCTGGTCAAGCGTTTCCTTATCAAGAAATGGTGACTGAATGGAATGGTTCCTTTGTCCATGTTTCGGAGTTCGAGGCTAAACACCCACAGTTACAGCCCAAGCCACATGCAGCAGATGGTCAAGGTTTACCAAAAGCAAGACCCGCGAGAACAGAACCAGCAACACA